TTTATTGGATTATCTAACAATTCCATATGATATAATAGTAAAAACTTTTGGTGAACCTGGAGAATCTGATGGATATAAAGTTGATGCAGAATGGGAAATTGAATTTGAAGATGGAAATGTAGCAACTTTATATAATTATAAATCAGGAAAAAATTATTTAGGAGAGAAAGGTATTCCAACAAAAGATATTAAAGAATGGCATATTGGTGGACGTAAAAGATCAGTTGTAAAAGATGTAATAGATATATTAAATGATACGTTAGAAAAAGAAGGTATATAATGTCGAAAATAAGAATTGTTAATTGGTTATTAACCAGAAGATGTAATCTTAAATGTTCTTATTGTGCAATATCAAGAAATTATAAAAATAAACCAATTGAATATCCTAATATGAAACATTACTATAAAAATGAAATGTCAACTGGATATATTATCAATGGATTAAGAAAATTAAAAGAACATAATCCAAATTGCTTTAATATATTTTACGGAGGCGAGCCATTTATAAGGGATGATTTAGTAGAGATTATAAATTTTTGTAATAAGGAGAATATATATTATACAATAATTAGTAATAATTCACCAGAGATTCAACCAAAAATTGAAACATTTTTTAAAGAAGTTGATATAGTTTATGGTTTTACTGGATCAGTTGATCCTGTTTTAATTGGTGGAGATCCTGATGATGATAGGACTAAGAAAAGTCGATATGCAATTAAACAATTTTCAAAATTGAAAACTCGTGTTAAAGATTTAGTTGCTGAAATGACTGTATCAAAAGATAATATTCCATATTTATTTGACACTATTCAATATCTAACAGAACTTGGAGTATCAACTGATTTAACTTATATTGATATAGCTAAGAATCCTTATTATGATTTTTCTAATATTCATGATCCAAGTGTATTAGTTTCAAAAACAGATGAATTGATGGAAATAATAAATTCAATGTTAAGTAATAAATTTGATCTTATTATGGATGAAAAAAATATTGAAATGATGGAATTGGTTTTACCTTCTGATTATGATTGTAAATTTGAAGATGGAATTCATAATATAACAGTTGATGCAGATGGTTCTCTAAGAACTTGTTTAAGAATTTCAGGTATTGAATCTCACAGACTTTATTTAAATTCTATATTCACAAAAGATTTAAATCTAAAACCAGAAGTAAAAGAATACATTGTAGATGATAAAAAATTGTTTTGTAAAAAATGTAATTGGACATGTGTGGTATTTTCAAAATACATGACAGATGATGAAAGTGTTATAAATGATTTAGGTCATTTAGAAAAAAGGGGATTGAAAAATGAAATGGATTAATGATATTACAACTTTTTGGGAGCAGATAAAAGCAAACGATGAAAGTATAATTAAATTTACAAAGAAAAATGGAACAATTAGGAATATGAGATGTACTTTAAATTTTGAAAGAATTCCTGAAAACAAAATTCCAAAAGGGACAGGAACTAGTGGAGGAGATGGAATTATTAAAGTTTTTGATTTGGACAAACGTGATTGGAGATCTGTTCCATTTGAAAGAGTTCATTGGATAAAAGATAAAAAACAAAATAGATTTTATGTGAGGAGATAGATCTTAATGACAATAATAAATGAATTACTGAAAGAATTTAAAAATAGTGATCTTTCTGAAAAAGTTCAAATAATATGTGATAAAATAAAAGAACAAGAAACAGAAGATGATAATGACAAATACAAACCAAAAGGAAATAATATATTTTTATGTTTATCAATAACCCCACTATTAAAAGGGGAGATTTCATTTCTATGTCTTGAGAGGGAATTTAAAGATCAATTTATTATTTCTGTTTGGACTGGTTATTTAATAAAAATAAAAGAGAATTTGGAAAAAGTAAAAAGGGTGAAAATCATCCAAGTTAAAGAATATAATCCAGAAAAAGTATTAAAGAAATATGCAGAAGTAATGACTCATTATAATTAAAGGAGAAATAAGTGAATACACAAGATGAAATTAGAATTTCTCACGATTATACAAATGTTGTTGTAACTGATATAGATAATGATAAACCAATAATAAGAAAGAACACTTTTGAAACAATAGAATTAAGCAATTTAATAAGTGCTTGTAATAACAATGATATTAATCCATTGAATTGTAGATTCAGTAAAAAAAATGAAAATGAAACTATATTTATTATTGAAGATAGTCCAGCGATAAGAAATATTTTTGTAAACTTGGATATGACATCTACAATTGAGAAATTAATAAAAACTGGTAAGTTTGCTAAATATAATATAAATGACAGAATTTATAATAATTCTGATCCAAACCCTTTTCAATTATCATTTCCTTATATTGTTTATATTGTTACTATAAATAATAGTGACTTATCTTTATCTAGTATGCGTATATTTTTCAGATTATCTCCTATTACGAATAGAAATGATTATTTATTAAAAGCTAATTTATTAAATTTAGACGGAAGTCAAAATATGTGTCTTGGAAATATTAATTCTGTTATAACTTCTGATAATAGAGGTATATACAATCCTGCTAATGCTTGTCAACATTATATTGATAATTTTTGGAATAGTCCATTTAATCATGATTATATTATGAATTATTCAGAATATTCTAAAAGAGATAATTGTAATGAAATCAGTGATTATATAACTTGGGAATATTTTACTAAAGTAGATCCAATGTTTATTTATAAAATAAATTGGGTAAAATATATTAGGAATATTAATTATTTTTTAAAGATATATGATAATAGTAATAGAAATTTCAATTATTACACAATAAAAGATTTATTAAATATTAAAAATTTAAAAAATGATTTAAAATCAAAACATTCTTTTGTAAAAACTATATTTGAATCTGAATACTTGGGAGGAATGGAACTTTCAGAGGGTGATTCTATTAAGTTTAAATCTAAAAAAGAAGTCTATGTTTATCAAATTTTAACAAGAATTGATAATCCTGATCTTAAAAGTGCAATTCTTGAATTTGAAAATGGGAAAAAAATTAATTACAAATTAACAAATAGATTTAAAAACTATATAAAAGAGCAATATAATAATAGTGAATATTTAAATAGTGGAACATTGAAAAATGGCGAAATTGTAAAAATAGGTGATTGTTTAGATATTTCAGATACAATAGAAAGATTTAAAATAATAAAAAGTTTTAGAAAAGGAATTGATAATTATATAGAAGTATCGTTTGATGAAACAATGCCAAATGATTTTTATATTCTTGAAAGTCTTAATGCAAAAGTACATAATTTTGATAATCTTATTGTTCATGGAAAACCACTAAAAGAAGGAGATGTTTTATATATTTTAGATAAAAATATCAATGGTTCAATTAATAACATATCATCAGAAATAATATTCAGTAATTTTAAAATTAGAAATAGCGGAAATCTTTTTCTTCAATTTAAGTATTCTCTTAGTGAATCAACTCATAATATAAAAGAAAATGAAATTGAATATAATACAATTCGTAAAGAAGATTTAGATCGTATTCCTGAAATAAAAACAACTAGATCATATTTTAATTTAAAATATGGTAAATTTAAAATAATTGGAGATAAATGTATTGCATATCATCATGAAGAAAATTCAACTTTTGAAAATATATGCATAGATATTTTTAAGAATGATGGAAAAACTATTGAAATTCCTTCTTCTATTTTAAATATTTCTTTTAGTATTGGGGATAAAGTTGTTTCTGCCGATTGGGATAATCCAGTTGATATGTTAATTACTAAAACGATTACTAATTTTATAATTGATACTGAGTCAAAGAGTATTTCATTTGAGTTAACTGACAAAAAGAAAAATGTAAGCATTGTACCATATATAATTGAGAAAACTTTTATTCAAGTTGGAAAGATTAGAAAAATATCAAACAACTGGTTAGGAGTTAATTCTGGATCAAAAATAATAGCAAGTCAATCTAAAATTAAAAACTTTCCAAAGAAGGATACGAATATAATAATTGGATTCATAACAGATACAGGAACTGATCAACCACTAGTTCTATGTAGTAATTGTTGTACTATATGGTTTGATAATTTAATGGATAAATTTAAAATTATACCAAAATCAAACTCTTTATGGAAAAAACATATTCATTGTGATATAGATCTTACGAAAATCAAAATTCAAAAATCTGATATTATTTCCAGACGAAATGATTCTATACCACATGGAATTGCAACTAGAAATAATAGATATACGAGTAGGTATGAGTTAGAATCCTATTATTCATATCATAATAATATTAGGCATAATAAAAAATTATTTGGAATTATAAATCCTCGACTTATAAATAAAGAAATAGAATATTCAAGAGAATTAAAATCTGCAGTATTAACACTTCATGGAACTATGGTTCCAGTTATTGATGGTAAATTAGTTTCTTATTTAAGAGAAAGGACTGTTAATAATGTTTAAAGTATTTATTAATGATGGACATGACGAATTACCAAATGATGATATATTTTATATTGTTAGTAAAGAAGGAATTTTCCTAAAAAAGAAAACTGGTCTTATTAGTAGTGTAATGCCTGTGGATAAAATTTCTATTTTGCAAAATATAGATTTAGTAAATCAAGCATCAATTGATATACCAAAAATTGGAAGTGAAAATTTTTCAAAAATTGTTAATTTCTTCAAAGAAGTTTATAAAGAATTTTATGGGGAAAGTATTGTCTTAATTTATTTTAATGAAAAAATAAAAAGATTTAAATTTATAGTTCCTAAACAAGTAGTAACCGGTTCTAGTATTACATATAAACCGGAAAATATTAAAGATCATAATTTAATTGGAGATATTCATAGTCATGCAAGTATGTCAGCTTTTCATTCAGGAACAGATGATGCAGATGAAAAGGCATTTGATGGAATCCATATAACTGTTGGAAATGTAAATACTAAAAATGTTACTATATCTGCATCAATTGTAGTAAACGGAAATCGTGTTATGATTGAACCAGAAGATTATATTTATGGAATTAAAAAAGTTGCTATTAAAGAGAAAAAGAAAGAGGATAATAGAAGCAGAAGTATAGTTGATTTAGATTATGATTTTTTAAATGATTTTGGATATAATTTTTCTGAAATTATGAAAAGAGCAACCAGTATTTCATATAGTAAAGAAAATCAATATTCAATTGAAGTTTCTAAAGAAAGAAGTAAAATTAATAAAAACTGGATAACCAAAGTATCTAAACCAAAACCTATTCCTCATAATTTCGTTCAAAAGTTAGGTTTCGGAACACATTTAACAAATACAATTAGTAATTTTAAATCAACTTCTTTAAAAGATAATATAAAACCCGGAGTTATTGAAGATGATATAGCTCCTTGTATAAATTGTATTTACAGAGATTATAAAATTGATTTATTAGATGAAGAAGCCGATGATGAGAATGAATGGATTTTTGATATTAATACTTTTGAAGAAATGTAGAAAGGAAAATTATGAGAATCGTAGTAATCGGTATTGGTGGTATAGGAACAATTTTAGTTGATAAAATTTCAAGATTTTTAAATTATTCAAATTTAGAAATAAAAGAAATGATTCTTGTTGATGGGGATGATTTTGAACCTAAGAACTCTGAAAGACAAGAATTCACTGAATTTGGACCCAAAGCTGAAACTAAAGCTTATGAAATTATTAGGAAATTTAAATTATTAGGAAGAGTTGTTAAGTCCATAAATATTCATATTTCAACTGAAAACATAGGAGGGATTATTCAAGATGGTGACATAATATTATTATGTGTTGATAACCACACAACAAGAAAATTGGTTTCTGATTATTGTGAAGCTCTACAGAATATTACTATTATTTCTGGAGGAAATGATTACACAGATGGAAATGTAATGATTTATGTTAGAAAAGATAATATTAATTATACACCAACATTAACTAAATATCATCCAGAAATAAATAAACCAGAGGACAAACATCCTGAGGAAATGTCTTGTCAAGAACTTGCTAATGTAGAACCACAAATATTCTTTACAAATCTGATGGCAGCAACATTTATGTGCTGTGCTTTTTATAATATTATTATAAAGAAAAATATGAAGTATAGTGAAGTGTATTTTGATGTATTAAGTATGAAAAGTGATTCAAAAACAAGAAAAGTCTAAAGAACAAACATAAAGGAGATACATTATGTTGACATACGAAAGCTTGACCGATAAAACCGTTGCGGAACTTCGTCAGATTTGTAGAGATAGTAGTATTGTTGGAATGAGCAAGAAAAGAAAGGATATTATCATTACTGCTATTCTTAACCATCAAGATGAAGGAGCTGATATTAACCATCAAGATGAAGGAGCTGATATTACCCATCAGAATGAAGGAGCAGAATCCACACAAGAAGAGGATACGAGTGATGTGGTTACTTCTCTTGAGGGAAGTTTTTCTAGTCATTTGAGTAGACCTGATGCACAATTTGGCAATAAAGCAACAACCACAGTTAGAGTTTCTTGTGGTGCTTCGTCTGGGGATTTTCCGGTTGTTGGAAAAACAGTAGGAGCTGTTGCTGAATATCTTAGGGAGGTTCTGAATGTTGAAAGAATGTCTCGTGGTTTAGTCAACGGTAATGAAGTTGCTGATTCTTATATTTTAACTGAATATGATATTCTTGAATTTCTGAAACCAGCTGGTCGTAAGGGAGTTATATTAACAAAATAACAAAATAACAATTTAAACTAAACATTTTGTATTGGAGAGTAATTTTTCTCCAATACAAAATCAGAAAGGATATTTATGGGATATAATGGCGATAAAGATAAGTTAATAAAGCTTTTTGAATATAAGAATGAAAAAGATACATTGTTAATATCTATTTTTTCATATGATGGAGCAAGTCCAAAATTACAAATTCACAGAGCATTTGAAAAAAAAGATGGAACATTATCTTATGGTAAAATGGGAAGACTAACAATTGATGAAATGAGATTTTTAAATGATAATATAGAACAAATATTTAATTCAATGGAGTCTAAATAACTTATGTATAAATCAGTCGTGGTCATTGGCTCTGGTTCATTAGGAAGTTTTATAACTATTTCAGTTTCTCAATTAGACCAGATTGAAAAAATTGTATTAATCGATCATGATATTGTTCTAAAAAAGAATTTACGAAATACTATATACAAAAAGAAAGATATTGGAAGATTAAAAGTCGATGCTTTGAAAGATATTATTGAAACTAATAATGAAGTTGAAGTTATAAAAATAAATGAAAAATTTATTGAGAATAATATTGATTTATCTGATTATGATTTAGTATTAGATTGTAGAGATTTTACATATAATAGAAATAACATTATTCATTCAAGATTATACATATCATCAAGATATTTAATTGTAGATTGTAGAAAAAATATTAAGTATGAAAAACAATATAAAGGAAAATATCTAAGTCGATTAACAAAAACTGATTTAAGAAATACAGGTATAATCTTTTCTATTTTAATAGAAACTGATAAATTACAATCTTTAATTAAATATCAAAGTGTAAATAGATTTGATTTAGATTATTTTAAAAATGAAATTAGTAATAACAAAGATATTATTTATGAATCAGATAATAAAAATTTTGAAGAGCAATTAATAAACTTACCAGAGAACATTTCAACTGTTCTTTATAAAAATAAAACTAATCCAATTGATGTTTGTATAGGAACAATAGATAACCCAATATACAAACAAACCATTCCAAAAAACATCTTAAATAACAGTAAAGATTTGATTAATAACTTAGGGAATGCTCTTACATTTTCCCCAACATTTAATACTTTTATTGTATCATTCCAGAAAAAAGATAATCAATATGTTTTAGAATTATTACCAGAAACTGGAGCTGCATAATGATTTATATTAGTAAAATTATTGTACCAGATAGAGTTATAAAAAATAATAAATCATATAAAATATCATATGTATCAAATAAATTTATTACTAGAAATTATGCAGTTTCAACAAATAGATATAATAAATTTATTGCTTTGTTTATAAAAAATGAACATCCAAATTCTGAAAATGGAGAATTTTGTATACCAAAAGAAATGTTTTTAAAACAGTGGGATAATTCATTAAAAGAAAGGATGGAAATAATGATAGCTACAATTAATTTGGATAATTGCTTTTTTATTCCTTGGAATGATGATCTACAATTTGAAGGAGATCCTATATGGCCGAAGAAAAGAAAAATTTAAAAACAGTAACTTTAAACCTACTAGACAATTTCGAAGATTTTTTAAAGACTGGAATAGAAGATATAGTTAATGTTTCATCCGATTCAGCAGTTGATAAAATTAAAAATATTCTAACTAAATACAAAGTAATTTTAAAAGAAAAAATTAATGACGATGATGAGGATGGGTGTGAAAATGAAAAAATCAATTGACGATAAATTAGGAGAAGAATTAAAAGAAATATTTTTAAGATTACAAAAAGAATCTGAAAAACAAATAGTGAAAGAAGATATTAAAAAAATCGTTGATGAATTATTACCAAAAATAAATAAGAAGATTTCAATCGAAGTGAAAAAACATTTTATTGAATTAACAAATCACACTATTAGTATGTTAAACAAGTTTGTTGAAACCATAGAAAAGTAGAGGATAAATTCATGCCATCTTTATTAAACTTTGATATTTTTTGTGAGGATCTTGAACAAATAACAACGACGAAAATTTTAACCAAGGGGAAGTTCCATACAAAAGGATTATTTTCTGAGCAAATCTTTGGACCAATGAAAAATTACACATGTCAATGTGGAATATATCATGGAAAATCCCATGACGGAACTACGTGTGATATTTGTAATGTAGATATTGTCAATAGCACTGAAAGAAGAAGAAGATTTGCTAAAATTATATTACCTATTCCTGTTGTAAATCCAATTTTTTATAATTTAGTAGTAATGGTTGGTGGATCTTATATAAAAAATGCAATTGATAATTTAATGAGAAATGAAAAAAGTGTCTTGTATAAAGATGGTGATGAATTTATAGTTACTGATTATGAAAATTTACCAACCAGTGTTGAAAAATGGGAAAAACTAGAAGCAATTGAAAAACTAATTTTTGGATATGCTGAAGAATGTCAAGAAGATGAATATTGGAAATTAATAAAAGACAATATTGATAAATTATTCACTAATAAAATAATTGTATTACCTCCAGATGTTAGACCTATTTCAAAAAGCTCATCAAAAGATGTAAGAATTGGTGACCAAATAAATAGATATTATGTTCAAATATTAACAAAAAAAGAATCAATGACAGGAACTATTATCACAATCAATCAAGATAAAAAATTATTCTATACTTATTTTAGACAATTACAAAAAGATGTAAATGAGTTATATGATCATGTATTAGAAAAAATGGCAAAAAAAGAAGGATTGATAAGAGGAAATATTTTAGGAAAACGAATTGATTTTTCTGGAAGAGCTGTTATAACACCAAATCCAACTCTTGATTTTGGTGAATGTGTCCTTCCATATTTTATGATTTTAGAAATATATAAAATTCAAATAGCAAAAAAATTGATTGAAATAGGAAGATTTAAACTTTTGAATAAAGCAATTGATTTTGTAGATGAGTGTATTGATAATAAAACAAATGTATTATTTAAGATAACAGAAGAAATTGTAAAAGGAGAAGTTTGTTTATTAAATAGACAACCATCACTTCATAGATTAGGAATGATGGGATTCAATATTCAAGTAAGCGAAGATTCAGTAATAAAAATTCATCCAATGATTACTGGTCCATTTGGGGCAGATTTTGATGGTGACCAAATGGCTGTTTATATTCCTATTTCAGAAAAAGCAAAAAAAGAAATTATAGAAAAAATGTTTGTGTCAAAAAATTTATATAGTCCATCAGATGGTTCATTATCAACTGTTCCATCACAAGATATAATATTAGGAATTTATGTTTTATCAACAGACTGTTTTCCTTACTTACAAAGAAAAATTGTTTACAAAGGAGAGAAAGTACCAATATCAGTAAAGGTGATAAATGATTGTTTTCCAAAAGATTTTAAATTAGTTACTGGAATAATAACAAAAAAGGAATTAGTAGAAGTTTTAAATGAAATCAAAGATACATATGATGAATTAACAATAACAAAAACACTAGACAATATAAAACAAATTGGATTTACATATGCCACATTATTCGGAACAACAATATCTCTTGAAGATTGTATTATCGAAGAAAGTGAATCAATCAGAAACGAAATTTATTCAGCAGAAACTATTACAGAGCAATTAGAAAAATCTTCTGATTTAGCAATAACTGATGTTTTAAGAGATAAATTCAAATATTCTTTTATGATTGATTCAGGAACCAGAGGTAGTTGGACTCAAATAAAACAATTAGTTTTAACAAGAGGATTTATATCAAATTTTGATGGTGAAATTTTACCAAGTCCTATTAAAAATAGTTTAGTTGATGGATTAACAGAAAACGAGTTTTTCAATTCAACATATGGATGTAGAAAAGGATTATTAGATGTTGCATTGAATACAGGAATATCTGGTTATCTTTCAAGAAAGTTAATATTTGCATGTGCTAATTTACAAATAAGTTTGGACTTTGATGATTGTGGTACCACAGATTTTTTAGAAATATTTGTAAAAAGTTCTAAAAAAGCTAAATCTTTAATTGGTAGATATTACAAAAATGGTGAAGTATTAGAACTAATAACAAATAATAATTTAAATGAAATTATTGAAAAAACTATTTTAATAAGAAGTCCTATATTTTGTAAAAATGAAAAGATTTGTCATAAATGTTATGGGGAAACTTTTAAACATCTTCATACAAGATTCATTGGAATTATTGCAGCACAAACTCTCGGTGAACGATCTACTCAATTGGTTCTTAGAAATTTTCATATTTCAGGATCAGCAGTCAAGAAAAACACAGATGATGAAGAATCTAATTCAAATATGAAACAGGATGATATTATTGCTGATCTAGCAACAGCATCAAGACTGTTACATAAATTTAAAAATAAAAATATTACAAAAGTTATTGATGAAATATATGAAGTTTATGCAGGGAATAGTAATATGTTCCATGTGCATTTTGAATGTGTTTTATCTCAATTAATTTGGAGTGGTGATAAAAAATGGAGATTACTTGAAAATAGAAATTCTGTAGAGAAGGAGTTTTTTAGTGTTCAAACAGTTCCTTCGAAAGAATCGTGGGTTTTAGGATTAGCATTTAGTAATCCAAAGAAACATATACTAAAAGGTATATTAACTCCTGGTAATTATAAAGGATTATTTGATAAAATTTTATCAGGAAAAGGAATAGAATAACTCGGAGGAAAATAATTTGAATTTAATAAATCCAGTATTTGCTCTTACAGATAAAAACATTTTTAATTTACGTCAAATTGATTATGATAATATACTAGACAAAGTAAAAGAAATAGTAAAGCCAGTAGAAGAAATTGGTTTTACTATTTCTGAATTAGACATAAAGGAATCAAAAGCTTCTAACGGAGAATTACAAAAAACATTAAAGAAAAAAATAATTATAAAATTACAAAAAGGGGTATCTAATATAGATATTAGTTTATTTATACCCAAATTAATTAATAACAATTATATAAAAATAAGCGGTAGAGATAAAATACCATTATTTCAATTATATGATCTTCCAGTTATTACTAGGGGAAAACATATAAAATTAAATACGAATGTAGCAAGTTTAATGATTTTTGAATCTAAAAAAGAACCTTATGTATCTCTTTCTTTTATGTCAAAGAAAGTTTCATTAGCTCTATTGATGTTTGCTTCTTATCCAATACAAGAGTTGGTTGATAGATTTGATATTGATAATATTGATTCAGAAATAAAGGAAGATTTTAGTATTTATGATAAATTTCTTTATGATATGAAAATTTATTATCAAGAATCTTCTGATTATACTCAAGATGATTTTATCTTAGAAGTAGGAAGAAATTATTCTAAATATAATTCAAAATCAAAAGGCGAAGAAATATTATTCGGTTTAGAATTAATTCCAAAAATTGATATTTTAACATTTGAACATTTTAAAACTGATTCTGTTTTAAATGAAATGATTGAAGCAATGAGAATAAGATATATTGATGATACATCTTTTACAAATAAAAGAATTAGATGTTTTGAATATATGATATATTCAAAAATTATAAAATCTATTTATAGTTTATGTGTTTCATGTAGAACTGCAAGACAACCAAAATTTAATGTTAATTCATCTCAAATTTTATCAGACTGTAATGTTTCAGAAATAGTTCAATTTGATTTTTGTATTAATCCTATTGAAGAACTAACAAAATTATCAAGAATTAGTTTATTAGGACCAGGTGGATTTTCAAGAGATAGTGTTCCAAAACATTTAAGAGATATTCAACCAACAATGCTTGGAAGAATATGTCCGGTTGATACTCCAGATAGAGATAATTGTGGTATTCTACAAAGTTTAATTCCCAATGTTAAATTAGAAAATAATATGAAATTCTCTGAAGAATATTTAGATAAACAACCAATTTCTATTTCAGTTTCAATGGTTCCTTTTTTAGAATATGATGATCAAACTAGATTACAAATGTCTTCGTCTCAAATGAGACAGGCTATACAATTAAAAAGTTTTGAAAAACCTCTGGTTGCTTCTGGTTGTGAAAATTTATATACATCACAAACAAAATTTATCAAGATTGCAAAAAAAGATGGACAAGTTACTTATATTGGAAATAAATATATCATTGTTCAATATGATGATAAAGAAGTTGAATTATTTGATATAGAATATAGAAAAATTTATGTTGAGCATATGGATTTTATGACTATTTATGCTTCCCAAGGAGATAGAGTAAAGAAAGGAGATATATTAGCAGAGAGTAATTTTTGTAATAATGGGCATATTGTTTTTGGGAAAAATTTATTAACAGGAGTTATGTCTCATTATGGAAATAATTATGAAGATGGTATAATTATTTCTGATAGATTAGTAAAAGAAGATGTTTTTAAATCAGTTCATTTTTATGATATGTCTTTTGTTGTTTCTCCGAATAAAGTTCTTCTATCTTTAAGTAACGATGAATATAAACCACTTCCAGATAAATTAGAAAAACTTAGAAAAGGTGATCCTTATGCTATAATGAAAACCTTTACACAAGATAATGTATGTTTAATTTTTAAAGAAAAAAAGAAATTCTTAGCAACTAGAGACTTTGTAATTTCAGAAGTAAATATTTATGCTAATGAATGGAATCATGAAATTCCAGGATATGAAGATTGGTTAGAAGCAAAACTTAAAAAACAAGAAACTGATCAAATATACCTTCAAAAACTTTTAAATGAAACTTTAGGATCTCATAAAGCAAAAGAGATAATAAAAGATAATAACTTAGACAAATTTTCTCAGACTGGTAAATATAAATTGAAGGGTGAAAAAATAGATGGAATCCTAATTGAAATGTATGGTTTTTATGAAAGAAATATTAAAGTTGGTGATAAAATTGCAAACAGACATGGTAATAAAGGAGTTATATCAAATATCATGGCTCATGATAGAATGCCAAAACTAGAGGATGGTCGTAATGTTGATATTTGTATTAATCCTCTTGGTATTATTTCACGAATGAATATTGGTCAATTATATGAATTGAGATTATCAGAATCAGTTTATGACCTTAAAATTAATATGTTAAATTTAGTAAATCAAGATACAGATCAAGATTTAATTAAATTATATATATTGGATTATATTAAAATTATTGATAACACAAAAACAGGATGGTACTATGAACAGTTTTCAGAAAAATTACCTGATATAATTGACACAAAATTCGTTGATAACTTTAATGTAATTCAACCACCATTTGAGGGTGTTAGTTTTAATCAATTAAATAAAGCATGTGCATACACAGGAACTAAATCTAAACAAAAAGTATATGATGATTTATCTAAAAAGTATTTATTAAATGAAATTGAAGTTGGAAAACTTTATTTCTTTAGAATGGTTCATATAGCAGATGAGAAATTATCTGCTAGAGGAATTGGACCATATTCAAGGAGGACATTACAACCAATAAGTATCAAAGGAAGAAAAAAATCAGGAAGAGCACAGAGAGCTGGTGAAATGGAAATAGCATGTCTTATTGCTCATGATGCAAATGAAAATTTATCTGAATTTTTCACAACAAAATCAGATTGTATAGATTTAAAAAATGAATACATCAAGAAATTTATCAATACAGATTTATTGATAATTCCAGAAAATATTGATAAAACACCAGAATCAGTAAAGTTGTTAAACTCATATTTTAAAGCAATTGGTGTCGAAAATAATGATTAATTGGAGGATAATAATTTGACAAATAAATTGCCTGATATTCAACAATCTGCACCACTAATTAAAATACCCATTTATCAAGTTGGAGTTGAGAATGTAGAAGTCCCATTCTATCTTGAAACTAAATATTTGGGTTTCTATTCAATGATAGCAAATGTTTCTATAAAAACAAATATTGAAGAAAATGTCAAAGGGATATCAATGTCTAGATTATTATTAACTTTAAAACCATATTTAGATATCCCTTTGAAAAGATTACTTATTAAAGAAATTCTCGAAAAATTAAGAGTTAATTTAGAATGTGAAAATGTAAATATGAAATTTGAATTTAAGTTACCAATATTAAGAATCTCACCTTTATCAAATAATGAATTTCCTATTTATTATAAATGTAGATTTGAAGGACAATTATTAAATGATAATTTTAAATTTTATCAAGGAGCAATAATACAATATACATCTTATTGTCCATGTTCTGCTGAATTATGTAGTGATTTAAAATCAAAAGGAAATAATGGTTTTCCACATGCTCAAAGATCATTTGCTTCTATTTTAATTGAATCAGGAGAATCAACAATTTGGTTAGAAGAAATAATAAAATTAGTAGAAGATTCTATCAAAACAAAACCGTATCCTATTATAAAAAGAATTGATGAACAAGAGATTGCTAGAATAGCAGCAGAAAATCCAATATTTGTAGAAGATGCAATTAGACAAATATCACAATCTTTAAATTCAGAAACTAGAATTATAGATTGGATTGGAAAATGTACACACGAAGAATCTATTCATACTTCAAATGCAATTGCTATAAATTGGAAAGGAGTTAATAATGGATTCAATGGAAGTTATTACTTGTGAAAAATTTAATAGAAGAGGGAATTAAATGAAAAGAGAAGATATAATCAATTTGTATAATAAGGAAAGAAATTACCAAGAAATTGTGTTTGGAAATTATGGTAAAAACCCAGCGTTAAACTTAGGAAGTTTTCTTATCTTTTTAAGAAATTATTTAGGGAGGGCTGAAAAAACATATACAAAAAAGTGGATTGATACATTACCTCTATGGTTAGAAAATTGTAAAGAAATGCAACTTCAGAAAAGCGCTCCAATATCTACATATAATATTTTAGTTGAAATTATGGCTTTAGCCGGAGCAGCTTTAGAAACATATGCAGATGTGAATGTCGAAGAGTGGCGAAACGAGTTTTTTAAAAACGAATAAAAGGAGAAAGTTATGAGTAGTGATAATCTAGAAGAAACAATTTTAGGAACTGATGAAAATACTGAAATAACATCCAACGAAGAGGTGAAAATTATAGACGGAGAAAATTTAGCAGAACTTATTCAAGAAACAAATGAAGATGGTCAAGAAATAACATCTACTGAAAATCAAGAAGACATACCAACAGTAGACAATTTAGCAGAAATTATTCAAGCACCAAATGAAAATCGTATTTCAGAAGATTATATTGATTTTGGTGATGAAAATGATGAACTTGGTACTGATGAACCAGTCGTAGATGAACAAGCTGACAATAACAATTCTCTTAATATAACAACATTTGATGAATGGATAGGTCAAAATAATTCAAGATTAGAAAACATCAATTTAGTTAATATTTCTTCTAGTGGAATAGATGCTGATGAAACGATTATAATAAAAGTTCTAGATTCAAAAGGAGGAACTGCTAAAGATGGAACACCTAAATGTAAATTTAGATTATTTGAAGAAGCAAATATTTCACCCATATTAGATATTCTTGGTGATAGTATGAGAGCATTCTATGGGGGATCATATGAAGTATTTTATGAGGAACAGGATGGTATTATTATTAAAGGATATGGTACTAAAACAGGAATGACTATTGTTTTTAATAAGATAGTTGATGATCTTGTGGTTCCTTATCTCACAACAAAAATTAAAAGAAATGACACTTCATTTGATATTATTGAACCACCAGAATCTTTACAAGAAAAATTGAATGAAAATGCAAATCTTGAAAATGTTATGCTATTATACAAACCAATTGAAAATCATATGAATGATTTAGTAACAAATAAAGATGCAGCAATTTGGTTGATAGAACGTCAAAAAATCGTATCTGATATCAACCATTTAATTAAAATTGACAAAGTTATTATTAATCTTGTAACCGAAGCTGAGTAAAAATAATGGGGGATATTAATTTATCCCCCATTTTATAAAGTTATGAAAATATCAGATCATATCCCATTTTTTCTAAACAATGCATATTTATATGATATTGTTTCTTGTCACTATCAAATCTTTCAAAAATATAATTTGAGTACTGAAAATATTGATAATATGAATAAACAAGAAAGAAATTCATATATTGGTAAGTTGATGAGAAATAACCAAAATCTAATTTCGTTTTTAAAAACTATTACAAATAATAGTATTGATAATTTTATTAAAGAATATTGTATTGATGAGTCTAATATTATTTTAAGACAATATGATGGGATTATAACTAATAAATATTATAAACTTAAAGATAAAAATAATGAAATAACTCCAAAATCAAGATGTGTATTTCAACCAATGATATTATCATCTGATAGAAAAAGTTATATTGCTATAGATGAAAAAGAAAATGTAACAGCTAAAGGGATATCTGGAAAATATGATTACTTAACAAAAATATACAAAAAAATTCTAAAAATAAATTATGGAAATTTAGAAAGTATCTTTAGGAATTTACAAAAAATAAAAGATACTCTATACAAAGAGAATGATATATCTTATTTTTTAATTCCTGAAAAAAATAATAAATTTTCAATATATTTAAAACATTATGGAATAACTGAAATTTCTAGTTCTGCTATAAAACTATTAAGCAAAACTGATATAGATATTGACATTTATTATGATATGTATATAAAACCATTTACTGAATCAATAACTATAACATTTTTAAAATAAGGAGAAATTTAAATATGGAAACAAAGGAGGATTTTAAGAATGAATTTTGAAGAAAATTTTGATCAGATGGGTTTAATTGAAAGAGGGAATGGATGTTATTTTTACGAAGATCAATATAGTCAAGTAGCTTATAATAAAATACAAACTAATCCAAACTCTGAAATTTTGAATGATATAGAAATTCCTTATTTAGCAATATTTACAAGAAAAGATGATACTACTGATTTTGTATATAGAAGTATAGTTTCTTCTTCGTATCAATTTATTGGAAATGATTCTTTAAATCAACAATTAAGGAATTCAATTAATGATGTAGGAAGTCCAATTTTAACAGAAAAGAATTTATTAAACTATACATTAACATCAATGCATAATCAAATTATAATTAGTAATTGTCATAATGTTCCAGAACAAGGAGATATTTATCCAGAAATTGTTATTAAGAATACTTATAACGGAACAGGTGCTGCAAATATTTCATTTGGTTTACATATGGATAATTTTGGTTTTGGAAATGTTTCTTTTGGATTTGGATTCAAAAATAAAATTTCTGATATGAGACAAATTCATTTATTAAATTCTCAAACTAGTCTTAGTACTGCAATCGGTGGATATGTCAATGTTTTTTCTGAGAATATTGCAGATCTAATAAATGAAAATTTTGATCTAGAAGTAAATGAAGAAGAATTATTATCAACTCTAGATCTTGTTGAAAAAATAGGAAAGAAAAAAAGAGATGAGGTATCTTCTTATATTGAAGAGTTATCAATTAATAATGAACCATTGACTGCTTGGAAACTATTTTTAGCAATTACTAGATTTTCATCAGTTGAGAAAAATTTAAATGCAAAAAATCTTATTGAAAATATTGCTGAACGAGTTCTTGTTGTTCCTGAACAGATGATAAATGCTATGACCGAAATAAATAGAACTGCATAAACAATCATTTTAAAAGAAGAGAAACTTTCTCTTCTTTTTTTGCAAAAACTTTTTAAAACTTAGAACAAAATATAAAAGGATTTAATATGCCAGAAAAAGAGAGAGTTTATACCTCAAAAAGAGGATATGATCTTCAATTGAAAATTAAGGATCTTGATTACACTGGAGATCTTGCCCAAGTTTTAATAATCACATCTCTTTCGGTAGCTAATCAAGTTATTGTTCTGACAATGAATTTGGATCCCAATGATGTAATTCTTGAAGATATATTTGGAACCGAACCATTAAAATTATCAATTAGATTATTAGGTCAAGAAGGAATTCCTATGGATCAAATTGATTTTGAATTAATGTATATTATGTCTGAATTCTCTACAATACCAAAACATAATTTATCAGAAGGAAAACAGAAAAATCCTTCTCCTATTGAAATTACAACTGTTTGTAGAAAAGCATATAAAACAATGAATACTTTTATTAATGATGTTTTCATAGGATCCACACTCAGAGAAATTTTTGAAGAATTAGAAACTAGTTTAGAAACAACAATTAATTATGATTCAGATGGAGAAAATAAAGAAGTAATTGATCAGTGTTGTATTCCACCAACAACTTTATACAGAATAATAAAAGAATATTCTTCAAATCCTGATAATCCTTACGATGGATATTTAGATCGTTTTTATGGATTGTTTGATGGAGTTGCTGGAGTTTTTTGTCAGTATGATAATAAAATTTATATAAAAAATCTCACAAAAAAATTAGATAAATCACAAGCATTTACAATTTATCAATTAGCTAGTGGAGGCGATAACACAGAAATATTTGAAAAATGTATAGATGGGAAAAATTTTTATACTTATTCTTCTATAAATAATGATTGGTCAGGAAATGCTAAGTATGCAGTTTTAGCACCAACTGTTAATTATATTACACTTCCAAAGGATGACTTGTTTTACACAATAACAAAAAAATTAGATGATGTTGTGAGTTCATATAGTTGCTCTTATAAAAATAAAAAAATAAAAACTGATACTGATGTTTCCTCTATCACAAGAGTAAGATATGTTCAAGACACTGGATTCGGAAAATCAGAAACTCCTTTTAATTCAAGACTAGGAAGATCATTATCAGATTTATCAAGTATGGCAATTGAATTAGAAAAGAATTTACCAATATTAAATCTTATGGATGTTGGTGAGTGTGTAAAACTTATAACTCAAACTTTAGAATATATTGATTTAAGTGGGAAGTATATTTTATGGAGTTCAGAATTGAACTTTCATAAAGATGGTGAATGGGAAGCAACAGCTAAAATAAATTTATCAAGAACTAACAAAAAAATATAACTACCGGATGAATTGATTTTTGTGTCCTCGTCAAAAATTTGTATATATCTTCTGACGAGGACTTGTTTATTGTTCATTTTGTGTTAGGTAGCGGATAAATCTTGATACATTCTTTAGTGACTCTACTCGGCCCGCTTCGTAATCGTCCCACATTTTAGAAAGAGCCGACTCACACATCTTCTGTGTGATTTTACCCGTTTCCGGGATTCTGTTCGAATCCCATATATCTTCCGCTCCTTCTACATTGCCTGAGGAGTCTAAAAACTCCTCAGTCAGAACGACACTTGGGTTTTGAGCGAAACTCCCAAGTAAAACATTGCCAACTGAGATTGAAAAAAATCTACCCTTATTTTCGAATCTTAATACGAATGATCCATTCATGGTATTCTCCTCTTAAATGTTTAAATGGTTTTCTATTATTATTTAATATATATAGTTAATTTGTATTTAAATTTAATAGACTGGTAAATTCACAAGAACAAAATAAAAAGAATTGTTTTGTTGTCTTAACTGGAGGTTCTGATGAATAATAAAGCTGTTACAGAAAAAACGAATACATATTTAGCTGAGTATATGAATTGCAAGAAGGACTTTTTTTACTTTTGTATAAATTACGTTTATTTAGAATTAGGTGGAGGGGATGTTTTATTTAATCCGTATCAGAAACAAAGGGAATTTATAAATCTTGTTTTAAAAGAACATCATGTGGTTGTTCTAAAAAGCAGACAACTTGGATTATCAACAGTTTTACAAGCATTTGCTTCATGGTTATTAATTTTTTATGATAATATAGTAATTGGTATTATTTCAAAAGATGGAAAAGAGTCTACTGACTTTGCTCGAAATATCCGGTCTATGGTGGAAAAATTACCGGCTTGGATGAAACCCATTAAAGGATCACAAGGTAGAGGTTTTGCAAAAAAATCAGAGCAGAGTTTTTTAATGACTAATGGTTCAAAGCTCTATGTTTCACCAGTTGCTCCTAATGCACCGTCAAAAACTCTCCGAGGCAAAAGTTTGCACTGGCTTTTTTCTGATGAGTCGGCTTTCACATCTAATCTTGAGGATGCTTGGACTGCACTCGTTCCTGCATTATCTACTGCACAGCGTCAAGCAAGATTAGAAAACATTCCTTATGGTACAATTATAGTATCAACTCCAAATAAAACCACAGGACCAGGAAAATGGTATTTCAATAAATACTCAAATGCTATTGCTGGTCATGGAATGTTTAAACCATTTGTCATACATTGGAAAATGGTACCTGAATTAGCAAATGATCCCACTTGGTATGACACTCAGTGTGAAATGTTTGATAATGATCCAAGAAAAATAGCACAAGAATTAGAAATGAAATTCCTTCCAACCGAAGGATCATTTTTCTCAGCAGATACAGCAGAAAAGATTCAAGATTCAGTTAGAGAACCGATAGAAAAAATTAAGATATTTAATGGAGAAATTTGGTGTTGGGAAAAATCTATTCCTGGGAATCATTATTTGATTGGTGTTGATACTGCAAGTGAGTATGGAAATGATAAAAGTGCTATTGTAATTTTTAATTATGAAACATTAGAGCAAGTGTGGGAATATAAAGGAAAAACAAAAGTAACAGATTTTACAAAAGTTGTTAAAGTTGCTTGTAGTTTATATAAAAATGGAACTGTTGTAATTGAATCTACTGGAGGATATGGGAATCAAGTTGTTGAAGCAATAGATGAAGATTCAAATTATATGCTAATGCTTTATAAAGAAAAAAGAGGGGAAGATAAAATTATTCCTGGGATTAGTACAAACAGTAAAACAAGACCATTAATGATTGATGCTTTATATTCGTATATAACAGAATTTCCAGAAATAGTAAAATCAGAAAGACTATCTCTTGAATTAGCTGGGTTGGTAAGTAAGAAAAATGGAAGAGTTGAAGCAGAAGATAATGAATTAAATGATGATTTATCTTTAGCAACAGCTTTTATATTTTATGTTAGAAAATATGATTCTGGTAGATTGATGATTGATTTAGAAAGAAATGTTGAACAATCTGCTTCAATGCAGGAAATTATGAATATGAATACAACTATTTTAGATAAGTTTGAAAATGCAACAATTATAAAACATGTTAAAGATAATATAAGTGAGTATAATGGGTTAGTTGATATCTTATCGTTATATAACAATTAAGAGGACATAAATGAAAAATCAATTAAATGAAGTATTTATTCTTCCATTCAATTTAAAACCAGTGATTAAGTTTGATGGAAATCTTTTGTATAGTTCTGATAAAGTAAAAAAGAAATATATAAAAGCATTATCAAAATATCCACAAACTAAAAGTTCTATCCTTGGGTTAACTAAGCTTGTAAATAATAATGAATTAATTCCATGTTATTTAGAAAAGAAATTAATTAGATTTATTCAATGGAGAATTTTTCAATCTAATAAAAGATTAATAGAATATTATGATGAAACTGATGAAAAAATGGTTACAATTAAAGTTGACCCACTAAAAGCAGCTCATTCAATCATGGGATTTTATACTCCTGAAAAGAAAAAAATTATATTGTTTGTAAGTAATTTAGCAAATATAATTACTTATGTTTCAAATAATTTTTTGGGTCAATTAACAGTTCATGAATTAGCTCATAAATTGGCTCAAGAAAAAAGAAATAAGTTTCTATCATATTTCTCTAATATTCTTATTTCTTTTTATGAGAATTTATTTACTAATATATTTAAATTAGAGAAAAAAATAAACCAAAAAGATATTGTTAATATAGTAAAGTTTTTAATGAAACTTGAAACATCTTTTAAAAAAACAGGAAATTCAGAATTAATTCAATATCATAAATTATTATTCAATTTGAAAAAATATTCTGCATTAAATAATAAAGAATTTGAAAGTAAAGCAAATGATTATATTACAATTTGTAAATATTTTTTGAAGGATATATCTTTATTTTTTGCTAAGATTAAAAAATATAATCATATTTTAGGACCAATATATAAATCTTATGAACAGACATTTAATAATAAATATGCAGCAACAGTTTGTATTCAAGAATTATTATATCCATCTGAGGTAATTGCTATTTCTTCAGAAAAATCACAGTCAAAGATTGTAAAATATATTGTTGATAGTTTAACTTCTTAAAGGAATATAACCAATGGCATATAAACCACCAATAGTAGATACAACTGAAAGTCAAAATAGAGCTAAAAAAATAAATTCTTTAGCTAGTCATTTACATACTCTTGAACAACAACAAGCTATACATTCAAGAAAAGTCAATGACGAACTTGAGACTTCAAAAAAATCTACTAAAAAGTTTCAAAAAGATTATAATTCTTCTGAATTTGAGAATACTCTCCCAGAATTAAATAAAACTGTTGGTAAGTTAAATAAAACTATTGACTCAGTTGCTACTGGTATAATGAATATTACAAAAGGAACTGTTTCTGCTACCAGTAATGTTGTTGGACAGTATGGCAAAGCAATTTCTGATGATATGGGAATGAATAAAAAAAATATGATAGCTATGTCATTAGCACAAGCTTCTCCAATTTTTGGTTATTTTGCTGCTAAATTTGTTGAAACAGATGTATTCAAAAAAGCCAAAAATAAAATGGCTGAAAATATCAAAGGGGTATTTGCAAGAAAACCAAAACAAGAATATATATCTAAAGGAAAGAGTGATTCAATTCCTCAAATGCAAAAAGGTGGATATGTTCAAAAAGAAGGAATGGTTAATATTCATCCTGCTGAAATTGTAATACCTATTGATAAATTATTAAAACAAATAGATGATAGAGATAAAAAGAATAGGGATTTTAGATCAATCAATGAAACAAAAAGATCAGAATCATTAACATTAAGTATTAATAATCTTTCTAAGAATTTTGTAAAAATGGAAGATTATATACAAGAACCTAAAAAGAACTAAAAAGTCAATTGCTAAAGATTTTGTTGAAGCTTATAAAGAAGCTAAAAATATAAAAGAACAAAAATGGCAAGATAGATTATTAAAAGCAACTATTGAATTGAAAATTGGTTTAATAGGAATGACTTCAAGATTTAAAATTGCCTGGCAAAAAACATTAATAGAACATCCAGCATTTAGAAATATGGCATTGTTTGGAACAATTTTAAAGAAAACTTTTGTTTCTCCATTAAAATTTTTATTCGGAGCTAAAGGTGGGTATGGTGGTGAAGTAAGTCACGCTATGAAAACAAATAATGTTTTTCTAAAAATTACAAATGTTCTTAGTCTAATTTATACTAGAGGAATGGTAAAATTAGATAAAATAATTTATCTTCTTGAAAAGAAATTTAAAATATCCTCAAAAGGTGTAAAAGATAAAACTTGGATTGTATTTGATGAAATGAAGAAATGGTTTTCTGGAAAAAGAAAACCTATAGATCTATTTAAAATAATGACAAAGAAATTAGATTTAGATAAAGAAGCTATGAAAAAATCTGGTTTTTCTAGTCTTAAAGATCTAAATCCAAAAAATATAATAAATAAAATTGGTGTTAAAGAATGGCATGATAAAAAACTTGAGATTTTTACAAAAAAATTACAAAAGAAATCTTCTCCTAAAGAAGCTATAGTAAAAGCTCAAGAAGAATCTAGTGAAGAAAACCCAGAAAAAAAATCTTATTATTCAAGAGCTAAGGGTTTTATTTCAGAAAAATATAATAAAGCAAAAGGTTATTTTACAGGAAAATTTAAAAGAGAAGATAGCGAAGAAAGCTATTTCAAAAAAGCTAAAAAATTTTCAACTGATCAACATGAAAAAACAAAAAATTTATCAGATAAACATTTCAAAAAGATTTCAACATTTGTTAAAGATAAATACGAAACAATGGCTGCTGGAATTCTTGTTTATTATGATAAAGTAAAAGAATTTACAACTGATTTGTTTAAAAAATTTAAAAAGTTCTCTGCTGATCAATATGAAACAATGGCTATTGCTTCTCTTATAGCTTATGATAAGGTAAGTGGTTTTACTAAAAAGCAATATACCAAAGGAAAAGAAAAATTCACAGGAACTGGAGAACCACAACATAGACTTGGTGGGTGGATAAGAAAAACTGGAAGAGCTATTCTTCATAAAGGTGAAATGGTTATTCCTGCTGAAACAGTTTTTAAATCAATGACTAGTGTTATAAAGTCTGTTGGTGAATTAAGACAAAGAGATAAAGAAAAGAAATTTGAAAAAGCAAAAGAAAAAGCAAAAAATAAACATGAAACAGGAATTGAAAGTGGTATTGGAAATATTGATGAAAAATTTAATAAAAGAATAGAAAAACGCTCAAAGAAGATGGACAAGAAGTTAAGCGAGTCTATTGAATATGGTACAAAACAATTTATGAATCGTACTGCTAGAAGTGTTGAATTTAAAGAAAAACAAGAATTAATATCAAACAAAAGAGTGAATAGAGTAAAAGAATTTCAGGATATGAATACTGAAAGAAGAAGACAAAATTTAGTTAATGGAGCTTTAAAAGACCAAGCTAAAATACAAAAGAAGTATAATAAGAAAGCTGAAAAATTTCAAAATACAATGTTAAAAGGTCATGCTAAATATTTCAATTGGATCTTTAGTAGTTCATTCAGAGCTAAAAGAAGAGAAGTTAGATCATTAGAAGCTATAAATAAACAAAATGATAAATTAGAAAGAAAAAAAGAAAGAATAGAGAAAAGCACTAAAAAAATTGAAAGAAAGATGGAGAATCGTAAAAATGCATTAGAAAATAAAATGAAGTTAACTAAAGAAAAATTTGAAGGAAAACAAGAAACCAGACTTACTAAAATTAATGCTAAAGCTGAATACATGAAGAAAAAAGCAGAGTGGATAGCAAAAAGACCTGAAATGAAGTTAGCAGAACAAAAAGCCAAAGCTCAAATGAAGATAGATTTAATAAAATTTAAAAAAGAAGCAAAGCAAGCAAAAATAGATGCAAAACAGAATCAAGCAGATCTAAAAATTGAATTGAAGGATTTAAAGAAAAAAGAAAGAGAAGCAAGAAAAGAAGCATTAAAGCAAAGATGGAAAGGATTTGTTAATACACCAAAAAGAATAAGTGATCTTGCTAAAAGTATAAAAGCTGATTATAAACAAAGAAAAGAAGATGCTAAAAAAGGTCAATCATGGCAAGAAAATATTAAAACTAATTTAGAAGGATACAAAGAAAGATTCAGAACTTTTGGAAGATCTTTAAAAAATATTAGTGGTCATTTATGGAGTGGTTTATCAACAATTAGTTCTGGTATTTTTAGATTAAATAAAGGAATATTTGGATTAGGAAAATTTATCGTGGGAGGTATTGGTGGTGTATTAAAAAAAGGGATTATGAGTGTGTTGGTTCCTTCTGCTATGTCAATTGGTGCTAAACTTTTTAATGCAAGTAAAAGTGTAATTGGAATAGGTGGTGTATTATCTAAAAGAAAACAAAATGAAAAAAATGAAAAAAGACAAAAAAAGGCATTTAGTATTCAAGCAAAAGCATTAAAAGAACAAAAGAAACAAACCAAAGTATCAATGACTACGAATAGAAAATTAGATAAAGTAAGATCTACATTAAAGAAAACAGGTTCTAAACTTTGGAATTGGATACTAATAGGACTTACTTTTATAAAAACCGTATTAGGATCTATATTTTCACCAATTACTAAATTTTTTAAAGTGGGTGGATTCAAAACAGCTTTAACTGCAATTATTCCTTTGATGGCAAAGAGTATGCCACTTTTATTAGCTGGAGCGGCTGGATATGCAGCAGGAATGATAATTAATAAATATATGGTTGACCCATTAATAAAAAGTGTTTATGGTAGATTAGATAAACTAGATAAAAAATCAGGTGACATAAAAAAAGATGCATTGGATAAAGCTTTTCAAATACAGAAAGATGCTAAAGCAGGAAAAATATCATCAAAAAAAGGATTTGAAAGTAATCAGATTGTAAGAAATAGTATAAATATGGAATCAATTAGAGAAAAGAGTGAAGCAGATTATGGGATATTTGCACTGGATATATCTCATCAAAGAATTCGTGATAATCAACAAATATATATGAGAGAACATATTGGAGATTATCTTATATATGGTTCAGATGAAGTTAATATAGTAAGAAATGAATGGTTGAAAAAAGGAGGGATTTCAGGAATAGGAATGGGATTTACCGAAACCCCTGAAAAATATGGACAAAGAAGGGAAGAAGCTTTCTTAAAATATTTAAAAGCAAAAGGAAAACCTCTTTCTGAAGGAGAGAAAACAAAGTTACATTCAAAATTTTTAGAAGCTAAAGGAAAACAACTTGGATTTGTATCTGCTTATGAAGAATCAAGAGGAAGAGGTGCAGGAACAATTAGTACTGGAAAAGGTGATGCAGGCGGAGCGTCATATGGAGTTCATCAACTTTCTTCAAAAAAAGGAACTCTTCAAAAATTTATAGCTCAATCAGGATTACAAGAAGAATTTAAAGGATTAAAACCAGGATCAAAAGAATTTAATGAAAAATGGAGAGATAAAGCTAAAAATAACGAAAAAGGATTTGAAAAATCTCAATATGATTTTATAAAATCTACTCATTATGATCCAATGGTTAGTAAATTAATGAAAAGTGGATTTGATGTTACAAAGAGATCAAGAGCAGTACAAGAAGCAATTTTTTCAACTGCAGTTCAATTTGGTCCTGACTCATCAATTGTAGAAAAAGCAATCAATCTTGCTAATATTGCAAATATTAGTGATGCGGAAATAATTAAACAGTTATATGATGAAAAGGCAAAACTTAATGATTGGTTTCCAAGTTCACCAAAAATGCATAAAGGATTAGGAAAAAGATTTACAAGAGAAAGAAAAAAATTATTAGCTATAAATGCGAATGAAAAGAGAATAAGTCCAATACCAGAAACTGGTATAAAAGTAGCAAGTGCAGCTGGAATAAATAAGAGTCAATCTAATAGTCTTGAACTTTCTAGACGGGATGCTCGTATTAGGAGAGAAAACCGGAATTCTCTTATACCAGCGCCTGCAGATGGTAACGAGACTCAAATGGCTCGAAATAGACGTTCTAAACATAATAGTCTTATTAGGAAAAAGCGTTTTGATGCTCGTAATACTAATGAAATGAAAGTAAGTCCAATACCAGAAGCTGTTAAAACTGCTGCTATGGCTTCTAAGAAAGGAAGTGCTATTGAATTAGATAGTTCTGGAGTGGTTATAGGACAAAAAGAAATTGCTAATAAACAACATAATGAAAAAACACAGCAAGCAAATTACACAGCAAAACAATATGGAAAA